GCGATTACATTGACAACGACCGGCTGGCGAAGGCTCATGCAGACCTTGCGGCGCAGATCACCGCCATGGAGGCCAAGCAAGCGGCCCGCATGGACGATCTGGAAAGCGCGATGAACCGGCCCGGCGCGCCCGCTGGCGGCGGCAAGGCTGACGGCTACAAGGCCGCGTTTGGCGATTACCTGCGCAAAGGTTATGAGGCTGACGAGCTTAAATCCATGTCCACGCAGTCCGCACCGGACGGCGGCTTCATGGTGGCCGATGGCATGGAGTCTGGCATCCGCGAGCGTATCCGGCGCACGTCTCCGATGCGTCAGGTGGCAAGCGTCGTGTCGTTTTCCGGCGGCGTGTATCAGGTGCTGACCGAGCGCGGTGACGCGGGCTACGAGTGGGCAGGCGAGCGTGAAAGCCGTTCCGAGACGACCACGCCCACGATCAACCGCATCAACATCACGGCGCATGAGTTGTCGGCTCTGCCGAAGGTGTCGCAGCGGCTGCTGGATACCGCCGATTACGATGTTGAGGGTTGGCTGACAGGCTACGTCGCTGACGTGTTTGCCCGCGCAGAGGCCACAGCGTTCGTTTCTGGCGATGGCCAAGACAAGCCGAAGGGCTTCCTGAGCTACGCCACTTCTGACGCGGCGGATGCCACGCGCGCCAATGAGACGATCCAGTATCGCGCCACCGGCGCATCCGGCGCGTTCAACGGCACCGACCCGGCCAACGTTCTTGTGCAGACCTTCTACGATCTGCAGGGCGCGTATCAGGCCAATGCAACGTGGATGGCCAAAAACACCACGGCGGCGGCGGTTGCCACGCTCAAGGACGGGCAAGGCGCGTATCTGGTGCAATCCATGCTTAACACCGATGGCAGCATGGTGCGCACGATCATGGGCCGGCCGCTGGCGATTGCCGACGACATGCCCGCGATTGGCGCGAATAGCATGTCTATCGCCGTTGGCGATTTTGGCCGGGGCTACACCATCGTTGACGGCAAGGCCGTGACGGTCCTGCGCGACCCGTTCAGCGCCAAGCCCAACGTGCTGTTCTACACCACCAAGCGTGTGGGCGGCGGCGTGACCGAGTTTGACGCGATCAAGCTCATCAAGTTTGGCACCAGCTGAGGAGGGCTGACCAATGCACATGATTGATATGGCATCGGAGACTGAGGTTGCGTTCGGCATCTCTGCCACGCTCTCCGGCGTGACCCCGTCCAAGGGCAACATCGTTGACCTGACGGACTTTGGCGCGGCGACGTTCTGCTACCAGACCGGCGCTGTGACTGACGCAGGCGGCGCGGCGGGGTTTGCGGTTGAGGTCCAGGAAAGCGACACCACGGCTGATGCGGATTTCACCGCTGTGGCGGATGCGGATTTGGCGGGCGGCGATGAAGCCGACCTGACCGTGACCAGCGACGATGACGACAGCAAGGCCATTGGCCGCCTGGGCTACATCGGCAACAAGCGGTATGTGCGCGTCGTCGTGACCGGCACGACCGGAACCGATGCTGTGGTCAACGGCGTGTGGGCGCTGCAGGGCGCGCGCTATGAGCCGACCGCCGGCGCGGCTGACAACATCGCCGCAACGTGAGTTTAGGTGACGGGCGGCGCGTTCCGCCCGCATCCTAAGCCTATGGAGGCGCAAAATGGCTATTCTTTCCGCAGATATTTTTGCCGTTGACGATGGCGAGATTTACCCCCGCTGGTTCCGCGCCGGTGAGGCTGTGACCGGCGCTGTTGCCGAGGCCGCAAAGGCGCAGGGGAAGCTGGTGCAAGCCCAGCGCCGCGCCCCGCGCAACAAGGCCGCGCGCCCGCCTGAGGTGAAAAATGACTGACGAATTTCTGACCCGCGTTGCCGCGCCTGCCGTGCCGATTGTGTCAACCGCTGACGCAAAGGCGTTCCTGCGCGTTGATCTGTCTGAGGATGACAGCCTGATTGACGCCTTTGTGCAGGCCGCGACGGATCATCTGGACGGCGAAAGCGGCGTATTGGGCCGGGCGCTTGTCACGCAAACGTGGCGCTACACCCTGCCCACCGCCCCGGCTGGCGACAGGGTGTTCCTGCCGTTGCCCGTTGTGCAGTCTGTGTCGGCGGTGAAATACTATGACACTGACAATGCGGAGCAAACGCTGGCGGCGGATCAATACCGGCTGCTGACGGGCAATCTTTCCGCGCATATCGAGTTGGTGCGCGGCGCGAATTGGCCGTCCGTTTATGACCGCTCAGATGCGTTCTGGATTGAGTATGTGACGGGCTATGGTGACGCGGCGTCTGACGTGCCGCAGGCAATCCGCACGGCGGCGCTGCTGATGGTGGGGCAGTGGTATGACAACCGCATGGCAAGTGCGGAAAAGGTGTTTTCGGAACTGCCGTTTGGTGTGCGCGCGCTGTTGCTGAATTATCGCGTGGTCAAGGGGTTGTTTTAATGATCGGCAAACTGGACCAGCGCATCACGCTGCAAGCCGTCTCAACCGCCAGCGATGGCGGCGGGGGGCTTGTGGAAACGTGGGCGGATTTTGCCAGCGGCCCGAATATGTGGGCGCAGGTCATTCCGCGCGCTGGCAAAGAGGGCGAAGATGGCGGCGCAATCAACGCAAGCGGCGTCTGGTCATTTATCATTCGTTACCGCGACGATGTGACAGAGCGCGACAGGATCGTGTGGGGCGGTGAGCCTTACAACATTCGCCGCGTGGCCAGGTCGTCGGGGCGGGGCCGCGAAGCGTATCTGACGATTGATGCAGAGCGAGGTGTGCCGCAATGAGGGTGGATATGAAGCTTCGCGGCGTTGACGATGTGAACGACCTGTTGAGCAGAGTTGCGCCAAACCACGCGCAAAACATCATGCGCGCCACGGTGCATGACATGGCGCGCGAGGTGGCCAAGGATGCGCGCGGGGAAATGCCTAGCGATGAAGGCGACCTGAAGCGCAGCACGAAACACAAGCGAGAGAAAGTCCGAGACGGCAAGGTGCAATCGACCGTGCGCGTCAATCGCCGGGCCTTCTACTGGCGCTTTTTGGAATACGGGCAAGGCCCGGATGGCGTGGAATACGCTTTTTTCGCAAAGGCGGTTCAAAAACTGCGCGCGGCATGGACGGAGCGTTTTTTGCGTTCGTTTGTGAAAAAGTTTGAATCCACGCTGGCCCGCGCGCGCAGGAGGCAGGCGCGATGAATTACGATTGGGAAGTTCAGGCCGCGCTGTATCGGATGCTCAATAGCTATACGCCATTGACGAACATCGCGCCGGTGGTGGATTTTGGGCGGCGTGTTGATGACGGCAGCACGATATTCCCCTACGTGGCAATCGGCACAATCATTCTGACGCAGTTTGACACTGACACCACGAATGGTTTCGACATGCTGGCGCGCATCCACACCTGGAGCGATAGCGGGTCCGCCAAGCAATGCCGGATTATTCAGGGGCATATCTACAATCGCTTGCACAAGGACTATCTGTTGTCTGCTGCATTCGATAGCGTTTTGATGTATCGTGACAGCACAGACGTTATGCAGGACGCTAACGGGACGTTTCACGGGGTTTGCGAGTATCGCGCAATCCTTGATCTTGCTTAGGCCATAGGAGGCAATCATGGCAAAGAGTGCAGGCCGCGCGTTCGTGGTCAAAAAAGGCGGCACGGCTATTGCGGCGGTTCGCACGAAATCGGTGACATTCAACGGCACGCTGATCGACACGACCAGCGACGATGATGACGGCGACGTGACCTATCTGGCGAATGTGTTTGCATCCAAGTCGCTTGAAATCAGCGTGAGCGGTTTGACGGATGGCGACGTGCTTTCGGACCTGGCATTCTCGACAACGGACAGCGACAAATTCCTGTCTGACCTGACGCTGGAACGCCCGAATGGTGACGTCGTTGCCGGCACGTTCGTCATGACCAATTACGCAGAGAATGGCAGCTACGATGGTCCGGTGGAGTTCACCGCCACGCTGGTCCGTTCCGGCGCGCATACGTTCACACCGGCAGCGTGAGGTAGCGCGTGAAGGGATTTGAGGATGTGACGCTGGGCTGGCGCGGCGAGGAATACACCGTGCCAGCGGATCAACAGCTGATGCTGATTGCCCGCGTTGAAGACGCCCTAGAGATGGGCGGCAATGAGCGGGCATTGCATGTGCTGCTGAGGCCTGGCGGGCCTTCGCATACGCGCTTGGCGCGGGCGTTCGGCGCGGCGCTGCGGTATGCCGGGGCGAAGGTGACGGATGACGAGGTGTATCTGTCCATCCAATCGGATCTGGCAGATGGCCGCACCGATGCGGCGGGGGCGGCGCAGGCTGCTATCCTGTCTCTGCTGGCAATCATTTCGCCGCCGGTGGCGATGAAGCTGGCGGGCGCTGCTGAGGGAAAGCCAAGCCCGGAGGCGACCTAGACGCGGGCTTAATCCGCACACTCTATGGCGTCTTAGTCGGGGCCGGATGGGTGTCGCCTTCGGAGTTTTGGCGGCTATCGCCGGGCGAGGTGTGGTGGGTCATTGACGCCAAAACGCCGCGCGAGGTGAAAGAGAAAAGCGAAGGCATGGCCGAGTTGCGGCAGATGCTGAAGGATGCGAAGGCGCGCGACAATGGCTAGAGTGGTCGGTGATATTGCGGTGCAGGTGGGCGCAGATATTGCGCCGCTGCAACGCGCCATGCGGCAGGGCACGGGTTCCGTTCGGGGGTTTGAGCGGGGCTTTTCGCAATCTGCGGCGCGGGTAGGCCGGGCGGCGGCGGGCATTGGCGCTGCTGCTGCGGCGGCGGCTGGCGCTGTGGCGGTTATGGCGGCAAACGCAGCCAATGCCGGGGCGCAGATTAGCCGATTGGCGCAGGTCTCCAATACATCGACAACTGAATTTCAGCGGCTGGCGGCGGCGGCTTCCACGGTTGGAATTGAGCAAGACAAGCTGGCCGACATTCTCAAGGACGTGAATGACCGCGTGGGCGATTTTATCGCTACGGGCGGCGGGCCTATGGCGGATTTTTTCGAGAACATCGCGCCGCATT